TATTATTTGTGCGAGCAGGCAATAAATCAACAATGTATAAAAAAAGATAGATAAGCGTAGCATAAATAATAGATGAAGCAATTATATACTCATCATTGTTTGTAAATAGCAAAACAATAAACGAAATGATGCAAAGTGCAATAAAAATTATAAATCTTTTCATAGGTAAATTATACAAAAAAGGGTAAAAAAATGCAAGTTGGTTTAAGTATTAATCTAGCTCTTCAAGGTATTACATCTATTAAGACATGCCAAAATTCATTTAATAAATTAAGCAGAGCTATACAAAATGCCGGAGAAAAGGTAAAACATCTCAAAAAAGATCTAAACCAAATCAAGCTATCAAGACTTAAGGTTGAAGGCATAGAAGAAAGTATGAATGACTTTAAAAGCAAAATGATAGACAAAGTAGCTCTTGCTGGAAGTGTTATTTTACCTGTAAAAACCGCTATTGACTTTGAAAAGAGTATGGCTGATGTGCGAAAAGTAGTGGATTTTGAGACAAAAGATGAGCTTAAAAAATTTGGTGATGAAATACTAGCATTAACTAGAGAAATCCCACTAAGTGCTAGTGAGCTTGCCTCTATCACAGCAAGTGGCGGTCAGCTAGGAATCGTAAAAGAGAATTTACTTGAATTTACCAAAACAGCAGCTAAAATGGGCGTGGCATTTGATATGGGGGCTGATGAAGCTGGCGATAGCATGGGTAAGATGATGAATATCTTTAATATGGATATTAAAGCAGTAAGCTCATTAGGCGATGCTATAAACCACTTAAGCGATAACTCCGCCTCAAAAGCCAAAGAGATTGTAGAAGTGCTAAAACGCATAGGTGGAACGGCTAAGACAATTGGGCTAAGTGCTAAAGAAGCTTCATCTTTAGCTAGTGCATTTATAAGCCTTGGTAAGACTCCAGAGTTAGCTGCAACTAGTGCTGATACTTTAATGAAAACGCTAGGTAATTTAAAAATTGATAATAAGACAAAAGAGGCCTTTTCATCTCTTGGGCTTGATCCAGAGTTTATAGCAGCAAATATGGCAAAAGCCCCACAGCAGACTATTATGCTATTTTTACAAAAAGCAAAAGAGCTAAAAGGTAGCGAGCAATTAAAACTACTTACTGATATCTTTGGCGATGGCTTTGCTGGAGATATAGCCTTGCTTGTAAATGGTCTTGATACATATAAAAAGGCTATTAAAGACCTTGATAGCGACTATAGTGGAAGTATGGATAAAGAGTTTAAAAACAAAAGCGATACTACCGCAAATGCACTCCAAACCCTAAAAAACGCAATTACTGAAATATCTATAAATTTAGGTAGTCTTTTTTTACCCGCCATAGCAGGAATTGCTAGAGGGATTGGGGCTGCTTTAGCTCCTATTGCAAATTTTATAAATGCACATGAAACTCTTGCAAAAATTGTTGGAGCAGCTCTTATAGGTTTTGTCTCTTTTGCAGTAGTTTTACCAGCATTTGGGTTTTTGATTAGTGGTGTGGTTTTGACACTAACAAGAATGAAGATAGCGTTTCATCTCATAAAGATAGCAATTATTTTTACATCAAACGCACTAAAAATTAATACTCTAATTATAAAAACTTGGAGTGCGATAGTAGGTATTGCTAGATTTGCAAGCTTGGCATTTGGTATGACACTTAAATCCCTTAGTCTTGCTTTGCTTTTTACTGGTAGCGTATTTAAAGGTTTGGCAACTATTATTAAAATAACTAGCTTGGCGCTTCTTACAAACCCTATTGGGCTTATTCTTTCAGCAATAGCTCTAGTTGCCGGATTAGTGATAACAAACTGGGATAAGGTAAAAGAGTGGTTTTTAAGATTTGGGGCGTGGCTTAAAGGTATATTCCAGCCTGTGATTGACTGGTTTAGTAAGAGCTTTGGCGGTATGTTTGAGTGGATAGGCCAAAAATTAGAATTTCTTAGCAAGGCCATAAAGGGAGTATCTAGCTTTTTAGGCTTTGGCGGGAGTGATAAGAGCAATGATCTATCTAAATTTGATACCTTGGATAATGAAAGCTCATCACCCAGCAGCTTAGGCTTTAGCCCAAATGATAAGAGCAATGATCTATCTAAATTTGATACCTTGGATAATGAAAGATCTTATAACTTTACTAAAGAGAGCTCATTACCCAGCAGCAATAATCAAAGCGTAGTAGTAAATCTAAATGGAGATTTTAACATTGCTACAAATAATGGAAAATTTGATTTAAAAGAGTTTGAGATAGCATTAACTCAAAGCATAAAAAGAGCAATAGCAAATGATGTAAAAAATATGCAAAACAGGAGCGTGATAGGATGATTTTATCTTTAGGCGGGTTTTTGTTTGAGGTTAAGAATCAAATAAGCTTAAACTTAGAAACTAGTAGCGGAATAGGCTCAAATGAGCGTATAAATAACTATCCTGGGCACTTTAGAACAACGCTGGGTAGTTCTAGCCTTAGTATCGATGGGATAACCCTGCCCGTTAACGGTGATGGAAATAAAAGATTAGATAAGCTCTATAAGCTTTTAGATGCTGGGCAGAGTCTTGCTTTAGTAGGAGGGGATGGAAAATATTATGGGCGGTACTACATCGCTAGCATAAGTGAAAAGCGCTCTATTTGGACACCTAATGCTAAATTTTTACAGCAAGAATTTAGTGTAGCATTAGCAAAGGTAGAATAATGAGATATATAGCAAAAAGTGGCGAGCGATTAGATGATGTAGTGTATAGACACTATGGAAGTTTAGAGTTTTTTGAGCAGGTTTTAGCGCTAAATGCAAGATTAAATATTATTCTTAAAGCTGGTGATATTGTAATTTTACCAGAGTTTAAACGCACTTTAAAGAGCAATAAGCTCTGGTAAAGAGCTAGCCACGCCTAAAGTAGCAAATACTAAAGTCCCCATAAATGGGGTACCCCACGAAGTGGGGCTTTAGGTGGGTCAAGGGAGCTACGCTCCCTGTCGCAAAGGTCGGCTCTGCTGACCTGCGAAGTTAAAAGTAGGTAAAAATATATAAAAGGAGATAGTTATGAGTTTAATAGATAATATCAAAGCAAATGAGGGTTTTAGCGAGTATGTTTATAGAGATAGTTTGGGGTTTTTGACCGTTGGCTATGGATTTAAGTGTGATAGCTTAACTAGTGATGAGCTCGAGCTAAACAAAAATAGATATGAGCCTATGAGCAAAGAAGTGGCGTGCAAGATTTTAGAGCTAAAACTACAAAAACTTCAAAATGAGGTGTTTGCAAAGCTCAAATGGCTAAAATCACAGCCAAAGCAGGTTCAAAGCATTGTAATAGAGATGGCCTATCAGATGGGCGTAAGTGGAATGCTAGGATTTAAAAACACTTTAAAGCTAATAGAAAATAGGGAATATCTTAAAGCTAGCAACAATATGCTAAAAAGCAGATGGGCAAAACAGACCCCAAATAGAGCTAAAAAGCTATCAGATATACTAAAGAGCGCCTAATGCTAAAGCCAAATTTTAAGATTATAGTAAATGATAAGGATCTGACTGCAACTATCAAGGCTAATCTTATATCTATTAGCTTTGATGATAAAGATGGCAAAGAGAGCGATGAGATAAGCATAGTGATTAATGGTCTTTATGATGCGCCATCTTTTGGGGATAAGATAGTGATGTATTTAGGGTATGAGGATGATCTATATAGCGTTGGAGAGTTTAGATTACAAACGGTAGAGAGAAACTTTAAGGCAAATACGACTGAAGTTAGGGCAACTGCGGCTGATTTTAGCAACGGCAAATTAAAAGTAAAGAGAAGTAAAACTTGGGAGAATACTACTCTTTTTGGCATAGCAAAAACTATAGCAAAAGAGCAAAATTTAGAGCTTAAGTGCTGTGGAGATGATGCTAATATCGCCTCAAAATTGCAAGATAATATTAGCGATATAGAGTTTATATATACGCTAGCTTACGAATTTGGCTTTTTAGCAGCAGTTAAAAACTCTACTTTGATTATAGCTAAAAAGATAGATTTTGGAGTAAGCAATGCGCCAAAATATG